GCTGACATTCCTCTTGCATTTAAGTGATAACCTGTTGATGATCTAAATTTATTAGGTACATCTGGATAAGTTGTGATAATTCCGTTGTTGTTTACTGCTTTCATATTATACTGCTTCTTGAGATATTGTGCCCCATTGCTCTGTTGCACCGTTAGTTGATACTACTTGAATCAGGTTTGACACTGTTCCGTCATATGTTCCTGAAATTTCTTTTAAACTTGTTGGTAAGGTTAATGCAAAATTACCTGTTACAATAATATCTTTTACCATACCTGTTGATACACTACTAAATGTTATTGTTGTATCTTCAGTGATTGTAAGTGTATATACTTGTGCGTCTGAAAAATCTATATCTACTGTTGCTCCTGCTGTAAGAGGATCTATAGTAGTAAATTCGTCTGCTAACTTTGCGTACGTAATTGAATCATCAGCCACACCAGCTCCGTCATATAGCTCTGTAAAGTTATCATTAGTTTTATCAAATGCGGATCTTATTGGATCACCTGTTCCGTCATTTGCTGTTGTTCCTATATTAATTGTTTGTTTTGCCATGTCTTAATAAATTGTTTTATCTGCTGTATATAATGTTGAGTCTACTAATACTAGTGTGGTGTCTGCTCTAAAAAAAGAACCATCTGCGTCAAAAGGGTATATTGAACCCCATCCATTTTGTTCATTTACATTTCCCCACCACGATACGTCATATATTGTTCCAAACATACTATTACAATAAGTTTTTTAATTTTTTGTTATTCTTTGTTAAGTCTATAATGTATTTTTTTAATCTTTGCACATTATAAGCTTTTGGTTTGTACTTTTTTTTTATAATACCCATCCTTCAAAACTTGCATCTTTATCTGGATATACATCCTCGTTAGAGTTACTGTTGTATTCAGGAAAACTATCATTATTAAAGCTCATGTAGCTAATAAATCTGTCCGTGTAGTACTGTGCTAAATTTCTTTCTTTTTCTATAAGAAAATCTATTTCATCTTTGTCTACATTAGTTGCATTTTCACTTGAATGTTTAAAAACACCTTTATTGGCTACTGTATAAGCAGCAAAAGGAAGGTATTCTACCATAGCCCAGTGAATAAGCATTGGTTTTACATAGTCTGTAACTAAACTTAAATAACTACCAGCTAAACTACTTGCAATTATATCTGCTTCTATTTTGTTTAACAAATCTGATCCTAAATAGTTTTGTATATGAATGTCTTGTGCAATCTTAATGAACTGAATAAACTTATCAGTATCAACATTACCATTCATTGCTGTAAACTTTACTATATCTTTTCTACTAATTAATAATGCCTGTGCCATTTTTATCTAGGGTTTTTATATCCGTTATTTGCCATATCTTTAGGAGCTACTGGTGCTAGTTTGTTTCCTGCTGGTCTTGGTTTATAAGAACTTGGAATACTATCTACCTCTTTGCTACTAGCTAAAGATTTATCTTCATAGTTTTCTCCATCCTTTTTCTTTTTTAATTTATAAAGTCTTTCTTCCCAGAAATGACCACAGTTTGGTCCACCTTTATATTTAAATAGATCATATGATTGTTTTTTATGACCAAAAGATTTATTTACTCCTGCTCTAGAAGCTTTATCTATATCTTCTAATCTATAGACAACACCATTTCTTGTTCTTTTCATCATGGTAGAACAAAACTTTCTACTGTTGCCACTTGTGTATTTTTCTTCGTAAGCATATCTTACTTTATATACACTTTTATCTAAATAACTTTCATCTGATGGTTTAGACTTAACAGATTCTAATTCTAAATCACCATCTATTACTTTTTGTTTCCACTCTTCTAAACCTTCGTTTTCTTCTGAATATTCTCTTTTTCCTATAAGATCATACTCTTCCATTATCTCACCTTCTAACTCTGATAAAAAGTCTTCACTCATTTCATCTGTAAGATCTGGTTTTTCTTCTTTTAATTTAACTCCTGTCTCTTCTTCTCTTGATTCTTCTGTTACTGCATTGTCAGTATCTATGAAAGCAAGCGGCTGAAGCGTTTTAAAGTATAAATTAAGGCTTATCTCGTTTACAGATAGTATTGCGTCCATACAGCCAATTAAAAGCTCCTGATAAGGCTTTATTGTAACGTTGTCAAACAACAAAGAAGCTGTCTTTATTTCATCAGCGTTTGATCCTAGTCCATTATTTTCTGTTCTAATACCTAAAAGCAATGGAGAGGTTACTCTGTGTCCTATAATTAACTTATTTGCACACTCTGTAGATAAGTACTGATAATGTGCTGGTGCGTCATTTAAAGGTACATCATCTATTGTTGTTTTGCTTTCTGCATTGTTGTTGAATGCTATAATTACTTTTTCTCCTCTTGCTCCTGTAAGTTTACCCATAACATCAGACTTAACCTGCATTTGCTTTTCTCTATCAGGCACCCCATTGTTAAAGTTTACAACTTTAGTTCCTGAAAATCCGTTTTGTATATCATTGATTAAATAGTCTGATACTTCTGATTCTAATTCAGCATAAGCTAAAGCTCCTTGATAATCTACTGGACAATAATAATCATATCCACTTACATATCTTTTTACAACTTTAATTTCTGGCTCTTTACCATTACCAAATCCAAATGCTGCTATTCTTTTAGGTTTACTATTTGCTTTTATCTTGGTCCAGTCATGAAAATAGTAATATGCTTCAATTTCTCCATCATCATTACATTTCTCTGCTCTCAATGTTTGTCTTGGAAAATGTTCTGCTTTTACTACTCTTGCGTCTTGGTATAATACCTGAAAACTTCCTTCTCCTAATAGTTTAAGATCTAGTATTACGTTTCTTAAATCTTCATCTCTAAATATAGATTTCATTGCTGCATATTCATCAGGCTTTTGAGAGCTGTTTGTTGCATCAATACCTTTTCCATATACTAATTGAGATATTCCTTGAATAATTGCATTGTTAGTTGCAGAATTAATAAATAAATTAATTAAATAAGAATAATAATCATTGTTCTCACCATAATTAACCCAATCTCTGTGTTTGTCTTCAGATATTTTAGGTCTATTGTATTCTGATAAGTTTACTATGTGTAAATTGTCCATATTATAGTACTATAAATTCGTTTGTTGTTTCTTGCTCATCATATTCATTATTGTTTACTGAATAATTTGTAACAGTTTGATTTGTACAGAATATTTTATCTTTATAAATAATACTGCCACTTTTTTTTATCGTTAATGTATAAAACGTGTCTTCTACTAATGTGAATACATCAGAATACTCATAATAGTAATCATTTAATGTAAACGCATTTGTGTCTTCATCATACACTGACTTATTTGTTGTTTCATTTACAATTGATATGTTATAAATGTTGCTGCCAGATGCTACGTATTCTCTTGGAATAAAACTAATCGTTTGAGAAGTTAAACTCTTCTGTAATATTATCATACTAGTACAATAAAATAAATGTTATTTTGTTAATTATTAAGCATAAAAAAAGGCACCAATTAGTGCCTTCTTTATCGAGTTTAAAGGATTATTAAGAGTTACTTCCTTCAGTTGGAGTAGCAAACCCAGCGTTAGTTAATGCAGTATCTACATCTGCTGCTGATTCTATAAAGTTTGCTGGAACTTTTTCTTGTGCAGTGAACGTTAATGTATAACCTGAAAGGTCACCCATTGCTGCTCCTGTTACGATTGTTCCGCCACTTACGTCTGCTCCATTTTCTAATCCCATTATAAATAGGTTTTCATTATAATCTTCAACAACTATGTGAGGTCTACCATAAGCTAATAATTTTAACTCTTTGTTGTCCTCTTTTGTAAGTTTTTTAAGTGTAAGATTTAATGTTTGCTCAAAGAAAGTTGTTCCGTTTTCTCTAGAAGCATTAATTGTTTGTTCAAAAGATGAATTACCTTTTACTTCGTATTTAAAACTAGCAACTGATGTTCCTACGCTATCTACCACGTCTGTGTCAGTAGTATCGTAAGTAACAGCTGTATAGTCTCCGAAATCAGAAATATAAATATTTTTAATTCCACCTACTACGTCTTTACAAGGTTCTTTTCTTCCTTTAGTTAAATCACAAGCCATATTATTTTTATTTTAAAAAAAAAGGTAGGCAGTTTAGCTACCTACCCTTTCTTATGTTATACAATCTTTAATTACGCTGTTGCGTATAATACAATGTCAGATCCGATTGCGTGCTGAATACCAGCAGTAAATCTCATTACGATTCTTACATTTTGAGAACCATCTAGATCAGCCATGTCTAATACTTTTACTTCGTTGTGGTCAGATAATAGACCTGTACCAAAGAATAAGTTTGATTTTTCTGCAGCAACTGCGTCATTGCTAGATAAACCTTGTGCTAATACAACTGGAATACCATCAAACTGAAGACCTGCTCCTTTTGAATACCACTGTGTACCTTTGTTATCAGTACCTGCAGCTCCTAAACCAGATGCTCCAAATCCTCCTAATGCTCTAACGTAGTTTCTATACATATTAGAAGGTAAGTAGATAGTCATATCTTCTGAACCATATGCTGCAGAAGGAATTGCATCAGCAATTTTACCTAACTCTTCAATAATGTTACCTGCTGTTGATGCTGTACCTGTTACGTCATTTACATCAGTATCTGCACCTAATGTAGTGATAAATCCATCAAACTCTCCGTCTGTTGCATTTGTTCCTGTCCAGATATTGTTTTCGATTTTTTGAGCAACTTTAGCTGATACATGTCCGATTAAGAAATCAGAAAATGATGGAGGTAAAGTTTCGTTGATTGCAGAATATCCCATTTGAACTGCTTCCCAATCTTGTACGTAGTCTTTTTTACAAAGCTCTAGGTTCACTTGGAATTCTTCTGGTTGTAATATTCTTTCTGTTAATGTTAAAACATCTGCTTGACCTGAAAAGTCACATGCACCATTTTTAACAAGACCAGTAGAAGCAACTTTTTTCATTACTTCTTTGTATTTTACATTTGGCTTAACTGTTATTAAGTTATTAGCTAATGTGTTTCCACTTAAAAGAGCTGCAGAAACATATTTTCCTGCAAATTCTCCTGCATAAGTAGAAGTTATTGGTGTTACTGTACTATTTGCCATTTTTATTTATTTTAATTAAAATTTGATATTGTTTGCATTACCCTGTCTAAAGTATTCATAGGTCTAGAATTTGAAGGAATGTTTAATTGTGTTTTTTCTTCACTTTCTGGATTGTGTTTTACTTTTTCTACTTCAGATAAGATTTCTTTTACAGGCTCTTCAGATAATTCTTCTTTAACCTCTTCAGAAGCCATTTCTTCGTCTTTTTTACCGTAACCTAATTCTTCAATCATAGTTACAATATCTTCGACTGCTTTTTTAACTTCTGCTAATTCTTCTTTTGTAGCGTAATCTACTGCTGCTTCCACTTCTTCAGTTTCTTCAGCTTCGCCAATAGAAGCAATTATACCTTCTTCTTCTACAACTAATTCTGTAGAGTCTTCAAGTGTATAACTTCCAACTGGTAGTGCAACTTTTTCGTCTTCTGTAACAATAAAGATTTCGTTACCAGCTTCAAAAGCTTCTGCTTCTACTGTTGTACCATTTTCAAGCTGTGCTGTTGCTAGCTCTACTTTAGTTTCCTCTACTTGATCTGTAGCTAAAGTTTCTTCTTTAGTTTCTTCAAGATTTACATCTTGCTCTTCTAAATTTACTTCTGTAGCGTTCATACCTAGTAGGTCTTTTACTTGTTTTAACATTTCTGTCGCTTTCATAGTATTACAATTAAATTAATTTGTGTTTGTTATATTTTTAAGATTTTGCTTGGATTATAAACCATTCAGTTCCGTTACTCCAAACACTTATACCTTCATACTCTTTATTTATTCTATATGCACTTGAAGCACCATCTAATGTTTGACCAGAAGCTGGTGTTAGATCTGCGTGAGTAGAAGTAGTGAAAGTAGTGTCTGATATAAGTCTTATTACTCTGTTAGTATTTGCTGTTGCTGTTGCATCAGGCAAAGTAAGCTCTATAGTTCCATTTGCTCCTGACCACGTTAGCACAATCAATTCACTATTAGCATAAGTTGAACTTCCTAAATCTACAGTTCCACCTGCAACGCTAACCGTTAATGTTGTAGGAACTAAATAATTTACAACGTCTTTTATTGTTGAGTATTTTGTTTCACTACTTTGTACTACAGGAATTAATTCTGTTCCTTGTAATGCTGTTGCAGCGTTTAATGCTGATATTTTTTTATTTGCCATTTTATAATTCTATTTTACTGTTATTTTCTTGTAATATATAGTCTCCGTTTTCTTGCAACAAAAATCCTATTGGTCCTGTAAGGTTTCCAATTCCTTGTCTCATGTAATCTTGGTCATCACAACACTCTATTGAATATGTATCTTTATCTCTACATAAACATGCTCTTTTATTTGAACTAGGTACGTTATATCTTCTTCTCATTATTTTAGTTGATCTAGACTTTTTAATTTACTCTCTGCCCAAGACTTTGCCGACTTACCTCCCCATAACAAATAAGAAATATACCCACATGCTTCTGTGTCTCCTGTTTTATAGTACTCTTCTGCTCTAGATAAGTAACTATACATTCTTTTTATTGTTTGTACTGATAGTTTTTCTTTTCTTGCTAGTTGTTGAGCTCTTACCTTACCAACTTGTGTTGCACATCTATTATTTACTTTTTTATTTAACTCAATTCCTCTTTTTGCATTATTAGCAACAGAATCTGGGTAATCATTATAAGTTTCTAGCTCAATGTTTTTTTCTTGTTTTATTATTGCTCTAACTTCACTTAATAATTCTTTTGCTTCATCTTCCTCTATTTTTTTAAGCTCTTCATCTTTACAAATACACTTACCTAACTTTGCATCACATTCACATTCTGAAAGTTTATTAGGTTCGTTAGGTCTTTCTAATTTATCAGCAAAATAACCCTCTATTGAAAATCCTTTTACTTTTCCTGTCTTAATATAGTTTTCCCACACGTCATCATTTTCTACTTTCATAGAAACCATCCAAGTTCCTATTGGTACATCCATGCCGTATAGTCTAGTCTTGTCTTCTTCTCCTTCTACTATCCAACTCTCTACTACTGTTAATCCATTTAATGGTGATTCGTGTTCTAATGTTGATCTATGTTGCTTTGCTCTTTGTAAGAATAATTCACTTGCTTTTCTTACAGTGTTTCTTGAGAAGTATATGTAATATTCTTTTTCGCCACTCTTTCTATAGATTGGTTTGTTAGGTATTAATGCTGGTCCTAGTAAAAGTCTTTTTTCTTTATCTAGTTCAGCTAATTTAAACTCTTGATTTTTTAAATAAACAAAATCTTCTTGAATTGCTGGGTTTTCTACTATGCTTATTGCATCAATTCCTGAAACATTGTCCTCTTCGTCTATAAATAATTCTATGATGTCCATATTATAACAATATTAATTTTATTATTTTGTTTTAGTTTCCTAATGTTGCTTGGTTAGCTGTTTTTCTATCTAGTGCTTGTTGAGTACTAACATCTGTGCTAACTACATATGCTCTTACTGGTTTTTGTTGTGCTGTTGCTATTGTTTGAGCTAGTTGACTTGTTTCTGTTGCTCCTACAACATTAAATGCTGGAGGTGCTGATGCAGCTGGTGTTGGTATACTAGCTCCTGTTCCACCTTTAGCAAAACTTGGAGGTGCTGGTTCTTTAGTTGATGTTATTTTTCTTATGTTTGCAAAACCTGCTGCTATTACAGATGCTGCACCAATAAACCCAAATATTCCACCTTGTCCTAATGCTTTGTTTGCACCTGCATAAGTGTCTATTATAGCTTGTGTTATAGCTATAGCTTTTCCAAACTTACTGTTTTCTCCAACTAAACTAGCTAATGAACCTAATGCTCCAGTAATTGCTGATACTTTAGCATCTGCTATTTCTTTGTCTAATTTTTGTTGAGTAACTGCACTTTCTGCATTAAAGGTATTTAATTCATTTTGTGCGTCAATAAAGGCTTGTGTTCCTTCTTTATAACTTGATTTTTTATCTTCTAATACTTGTCTTGTTAGTTCTTGTTCTTGTAAAGCTATTTCTTTTTGTTTTTCTAATCTTAAAACTTCATTATCTATAAGCTCCGCTTGACCTTGTGCTAAAATGTTTTGCACTTCTAATTCTCCTTGTGCTGTAGTTTGTTGTAGTTCTAATCTTTCTCTATCTAAAGCTAAATCATTTGCTTTTTGTTCAGATCTGAATCCTTCTATTTGTGCAAGTATTGCTTCTCTTTCTCCTTGAGCCTCTAACAGTGCTACTTGATTTTCTATGGTATCATTTATGTTTACTTGTGCTTGTGCTGCTGCTATAGCTATATCATTATTAGCTAACATTAATCTTGCTTGTTCTTCAAGAACCTCGCCTAACTCATTATTAGCTATTATTCTTTCATCTATAGTATTTCTTTCTTCATCTCTTACTTGTCTTAATTGCTCTGCCTCTCTATCTTTTTGTTCTTTTATTATATTGTTTTGTGCAATACTTAATTGTCTTGCATTGTTTAAATCAGTTATAGATTTAGCTTCATTAGTTGTTTCTTGTACATAATCACTAACCGCATCAGTTAATTCTTCTAAAACTAATTTACCACCTTCTACAGCTTCGTTAAAATACACTTGAGCTTGTCCTGCTGCTGCTGCAGCACCTGCAAAATCCAAAGATAAAACTCTTAATGCAGCTTCACCAAAAAACTTTATTGCTTTTATTGAGTCTAGTATTGGATCTTTTATTGAATCTACTATTGCTTGACCAAAACTTTTTATGTTTGTTAACCCTCCTGCTAAAAATTCAAATAAATCGTTAAACGCTATTTTTAATGCTGTAGTAGCTGTTGAAAGAGTATCTACTACTTGTTGATTCGACATAAAAGTCTCTTTTAAAACATTTAATATTGCATCAAATGCTTTTGCTGCCCCAACTCCTTTAAATATATTATTTAAACTAAATAATGATTTACCTGCAGCTTTAGCTCCGTCTTGTATACCTTTAAGACCAACACCTACTGTCTGCAAGTTTTTTTCAGCACCTTTAGCTTTTACGTTAATCTCAATATCTATTTCTTTAGCCATTATTTGTTCTTTTTAAATTGTTCGTATGCTTCTTTTATTGTTTCTGGCATTTTATTCTTGCCTAGTGCTATATCTATATACTTACCAGATATTTCTTCTTGCTTCGCTAATCTTAATAATTCTAATACGTTTCCTAACATGTCGCTTCTAATACTTTCTTATAATAATAATAATTACAATGGTTTTTTGTTATATCAAGATTCGGTGGTGGAGATTCTAAAACATACTTTGATTTGACAAAATATCCTTTATGGTTTCCTGTTACTCCTGCATTATGCAAGATTGTATTTTTATTTAATGTGTCTATTGGATCTGTTGCCCATGCAAAATTTAAATGCTCTGATATTTCTGTTTTATATCCTTTTTTCCAGAACTGCCATAAAGTTGCCCACATTTCAGCTGTCCACGCTTGTATAGGATAGGTTCCTTCGTACTTTTCTTGATGAGTATTGTTGTAGTCCCTCATAGCTCTATAAAGTGCGTTAGAGCTTACATAAACGTCTCGCCAGAATTTACCGTCTGTTCCTGAAAAAACAAATTGACATCCTCCTGCTTCTAGATCTCTAGCTTCTAGTATAGTTTTATCTATTTTTGCTGCGTCACACATAATATCTAAAATCTCTTCTCCTTTTGTTCTTATGTATTTAATTCCTATGTAACTTCTAGTATCTGACATAAAAACTGTATTCTTTGGAAAGTTAGGAAGTGCTTTTAATAAAATAGTATCTGCATCTGCATAATAATACTGTTCTCCTTGTGTGCATTTACAACTTCCAAAGTATTGGCTCATTAAGTATGGTTTTATAGCAGGTTTGTATGTTTCGCTTGTTGCTTTATATCTAAAAAAGTTTACCGTAGGGTATTTCTTTTCTAATCTTACAAATCTGTATTCTCCTAAATCACCAAGTAAAATAATTATGTCAGATGGATCTACACCTAATTCAATGTATGAATGAATCATGGTGTTTACTTGCCACTCATAATATTTTGTCTCTGGTTGTGCTGATATATATTTCATATTATGGACATGCTGGACAACTTGTTGGTCCTGATAATGTAGAACCATTCCAGTTGTAATAGTTAACGAAGTCTTGTGTATAATAATATTTAAACGTTTGTCCTGTAGTACAAGTGTCACCACTATAAACTACAGTTGCAGTTGATAAGCTACTTGAATCTAAATAAACCGTTTTAGCTGTTACCTCCTCACAACATACCTGTGTTGGAGTACCTGATAAAGAACCACCAAATGGGTCTTCATATGCTACACCGTATAATGATACTGCGTGACATATTTGAGTAGTCGTTGTTGTTGTGGTTGTAGTAGTAGTACAAGAACCTGTAATTTGACCTAAAGTTTCAAGAAGTTCTTGTGTAACTCTAGCTGTACCCTGTATGTCATAACACTCACCAGCGTCAGTAGATATTGAAACATTTATATCACCTACTTGGAATTGTGCATCTAATTGTACGTAAGTTGAGAATCCATCACTTTGTCTCTCTACTACAAATGCATTGTCTGGTAATTCAGTTGTAGTTGTTGTAACAGGAGGAGCAGTAGTTGTACCAGTACAAGCTGTACAATCATCAAATCCTATATAATCATAAGTTAATGTGTTTCCTACACAAGTTCTAGACAATACCCAATCATTATCTTGATTGCCTGCTGTTGGCTCTGGGTCTCCATAACATACACCTGTTAATCTATCTTCTACCACTGATGGGAATCCTGCTGTTGAATTATTACCTAATGTTATAAACGAATCACCTCCACATTCTCTATATTCTCTCCAAACAGTTAATGTTGGTTTAACTGGTTCCGTACAAGCTGCTGTTGTTGGTGGAACTGGACAATTACCTGACACACTCCAAACTTCTTCTGCTGGATCGTAGTATCTATATATACTTCCATTTGAATAATAACCAGCAGCTGAATAGTTAGATGTATTTATTAGACTTGGTTGGTCGTACATATACTGACTTGTTGTTGCAGTTTCAAAAGAAGCATTATCATCAAAGTAATAAAAACCTTGTACACCAAATGAAGTATTACAATAATCGTTTATAGGACTCCATCCTCCTCCTAAATAAATTAAACTTTGTGCATCTATACAGTTAGTACAAACACTAAAGCTACTACCGTTCCAATATCTTCTTACAGTGTTATCATTGTTTAATGAGTAATAACCTGCAGGAGCTGCTACTGTACAATCAGCATATGTATATAAATTAGTTAAATTACAGAAGTTTGTTTGTGTTTGACTTAAACTTGCACCATTACCATAATAAAACCCAATAGTAGAAGCTGATTCACAAACACCACTTGTAGTTGAGTATCTTAAAGAAAATAAAGACTTATCTACTAAACAAGGATCTGTAGTAACTGGGTTTGTACAAGTAGTACACCCTGTGCCTTCTGCATTACCTACAGTTATTCCATTATTACTTGCCCAAGTACTTTCAAACGTTGTTGAAGATGCATAATAACAGTTATTGCTTATTGTTACATAACTTCCTGTGCTAGTACTTCCTGTGGTGTATGTGTCTCTTGATCTTATATATATTGTTTGTCCTGCTACGTTTGTGTTTGGACATCCTGTTACTATATAATAATTATAAACTATTAATTGTATTTCTGCTGCTGGGAAAACACTATTTTGTGTTGCATCAGCTGTATATGTTGTTCCTACATTATTTGCTGTTAATGCTGTTCCTACCCATTCATATCCAGAGTTAAGTGTTATCGTAGTTGAAAAACTAAATACCGTTCCACTGTTTTGTGTTTTTTGTGCACCATTTAAATCACCTCCTAATGTAAACCCTAATGAAGCTGGTGAATATCCTGTTCCTACTATATTGCTTGTGTCTACCGCAAGTGTTACAGTAACAAGTGATTGTGTTACAAAAGTAACTGTGTGTACGTCTTGTGCTGTTACTGTTCCATCTGAAGCAGTTACTCTATATGTGTATGCAGCTGCACTTGACTCATTAGCATCATAGAAACTACTTGTCTCTCCAGATTCATCTACAAACGTAGAACCTCCATCTGTTGATCTTGCCCATTGATAACTTGTAGGTGTAAACCCTGTTGCTGTCGTTGTTAATCTAGCATTTGTATTTACTGTTTGTTGTGTAGGTCCAGCTATTGTAATAAAATCTGTTGTTGTTTGTACAGCACCTGTTAGTGTTGTGTTTACAGTTATATTTGATGTACCTACTGTTCCTGTTGCGTTTGATATATTAGGTCCTGAAGTAAATTCAAAACCAGAGTTGGGACTCACTAAAGTGTTAAATGAATAGGTTTCACCTTCTTGTAATTCCACAAAATCACCACTTTGATCTCCTGTTATATTATATCCTGCAGCATTACCTGTAATATTATTTACTACATTTAATGTTATCCTATATGTTTTTGGTGTCCAAAGAACAGTGTGTGTATCTGGAAATTCTGCACTATCATCACTATCTGTAGCTGTACAAGTATAAGTTACGTTTCCTGTACCTGCATTTGTTATTGTTACACTCGATGTTGTTTCTCCTGCTGCTTCTCCACCTGCCCACAAGTAACTAGCAGTTCCTATAAAGTTGTTTGCTGTAGCTACTAGAGTTATATCATTTGTTTGTTGTGCAGTAAGAGGTCCTGTAATTGTTAGAGTTCTACCTACATCACAAGTTTTATCAGCAGTTGGTGTTAAACTATCTACAGTACAAAAAGTTGAATCAGCTGTACATTCATCACAAACCTCACTTGGATCCTGTGTAGTAGTAGGATCTATAGGATCAGAACCACCCACAGAAACAGTAACTGCATTTATTAATTCAATCTTACTTCTTCCTGTACTAAAATCTGTTTCTATTTCATTAATAGTATAGTTTCTGTCTGTTATAGCTATGGTGTCTGCAAGAATAAACTCTTGTAGCATTTTCATAGGTAAATAAGCGTGTATTGTAGTTAACCTTCTGTTGTTTTGAAATACTTGTGAAATATAGTTTTGATAATAAACCTTAAATAAAGTATCTTCAAATTGATTAGTTAGAGTAAACTCATTTATCTC